TTCTGCTATTAAAATCACCTTCATAATCATCAGTGAAATTTATACTATCCAATACAATCGGAACATCTCTTTTTTCTCCAATAGAGTCTGCTAAGTCTATAGTTATATTGAATGAAGGTTGGAAGAATGGAAGTATTTGTTCGGTAACTTGTAGGGCATCATCTTGAAATTTTGACATTAGATTTAATTGAAACCCAATGTTATATGGAACTGGTAAAAATACCTTTTTAATATTTTGTCCATCACTGGATCTAAATGTTTGTGTTACAGAAGATTTTCTTGATGCATCATATTGTATTGATGTAACCTCAAAAGAAAGTCTTGGGAGAGTAATTGAAACTGGTTTATTTAATTGTTCCTCTTCTCTCAATCTAGCAAGAAATTTTTGAGTTGGTCCATAACTCAATGGAACTTCAATATCAGATAGAGTCTTTGATGTTGGATCAATATGCTTAATGTGGATAGTATTGAATAATGTCCCAAATCCAATTATTGTTTTTCTTATTATTTCGTGATAAAAATATGTTCCTAACATTAGTAGTTCCCAAATGGATTTTCTTCTGTGAAATCTAAAATTTCAAAAGCTTCATTTTCAATATTAGTATTATCAGAATATTTATCATTAGTATCTCTAGAATCATACTGTTTCACTACATAAGATGCTAGAGATGTTGATCCAACAACAGATTCTCCAGAATAGAACAATACATTATTTGTATCACTAGATATTGGGGCAACATTTAACTTAAAGTTTAATGAATCCCATGACTTCACTCTTGCTTTTACGCCAGATTGTGAACCAGTAACTATTTCATTGAAAATATAAGTTCCATATCCAATAGTTTCTGCTGGTAAGGATATACTAACATTTGGACCTGGAGACTTTTGAGTATATCCCAATCCCGTATTTGCAACATTTATGGAGAATATCTGTCCATTTGTTACAGAAGCAATACCTACAGCAGTTGCAAAACCAATAGGATTATCGGATGGTGGATCTTCTACTGTTACAACAGCGGTTTCTGTAGTGTATCCACTTCCAAAATCAAACATTTTATAACCAACAACAGCAGTTCCCACACCAAGACTGCATGTTGCTATAGCTCCTCTACCCGTATCACTAATTATTTCTATTTTTGGTGGGGTAATATAATTTACTCCAGCAAACGTTAATATAATTTCTTCAATTGAGTGGGTATTGTTTTTATTTGTTGTTACTGCTATCGCTTTTGCAGTAATTCCAATATTTGGTGGTGATTCTATTCTTATTTCTGGTGGAGTTAGATATCCATAACCATCGTTGTCAAGGTAAATTTTATCAATATATCCTGTCCCCATAATTGCAGAAGCTCTTGCACTGGTTCCAGCACCAATAAATTCTACAGTAGTAATGTATCCTTCATCTTCTAATTGAGTATCAATTTCTTCAATACTAGTATCAATAATTTCATTTTCATATCTGAATAGTTCACATCTCAATTCGTAAACATAATTCTTCTGTAGTTGGTAAAATGGAGATTCATGTTCAACGTATTTAATTTCAAATATTCTTTCGCCTAGTGGGAAAAATATTAAATCACCCTCTTTTGGTCTATCTGATATTTCAATGTCTTGTAAATTTTTGATTAACGGTGTTATGTAAAGTTCAAATTTTTCTCTTGATATTACTAATGTTAAATCATCAGACTCTTGAATTCCAAATTTAGACAATAAAGTTCCTTGACCACCATATCCATCATATGTAGAAACGTATGCTTCTATAGGAAAAGCAGCATCAAATTTAGATTCTATTACTTCTCTTATTATGGTATTCTGTAAAATATATTTTCTTGGAATATAGTATACATCAACACCATACATTTTTATTTGTTCATTAACAAGATCTTGTATAAGACCTTGTTCACCCTTAGATCCTTGTAAGAAAAATGGATTTAACATATTTTTATCCTATCATATCAAGTGGAGGTAATTCATAAGTTGAAGACATTTTAGACATTAAATCTTCTATTTCTCTTTGCCCATCATCATAAAGTTGTCTTCCATTAAACTCCACTCCACCAGGAAGTTTTACTCCTTGGAATTTAATTAAGTTTTGTCCCCATTGCTTTTTAATAGATGATGTAATATACTGTTTTAGGAATGAATCATTCCATATTTCTTCATAATTTAATGGATCTAATGCTCTGTAGCAATCTATAATCATATATTCTCCTGCTGTTAATGCAGACCAATCAATATCTAAATACAATCTATTAGATCTCTTATTAAATCTTATTTGCTTTTGTGTAGTGAGTAAAAAGTCAATATCTTCGAGATATGTTTTAGTCATTGCATAAGTTAAAAGTTCTGTTGATCCCCAATAATAAACATCATTCAAAAACAATTGATATTTTATACTAAACATACCACTTGCAATACTATTAGAACCTTCAAATTGATATATTTTGTTGACACCTATCACATAATCTGGAATTTTTAAATAATTGCTGGTTTCTGCATATGTGAATGTAGTTGCTGTTCCAACTATATTAGTAGTAACTTCTGTTGATTCTACTCCAGGTCCATCTGTTTTACTTGCTCTTCCTCTATCAATATCTTCTTGAGTTATTTTATACTTCAGGTAAGTTTGAGCAACACCGTCAAAGTGACGTTCTTGAAAATATTGAATGCAATCATCAACAATATCATCAATTTGTTCTTCGGCAACATTTATCTCAAGGACAGGTGCGCCTAACCTTCTTTTACAATATTCAATTAATTCTTTTCTACTTGAAGGTTTTGCCATTAATAAAAATGCTCCTACAGGTATATTTATATTTCAACATTCATAAGAGAGGTAATCACTTCTTGTTGTTTAAGATACATTTTGCAGAAGTATTTTGATATATTTTTCAAATCATCCATTTCCATATTATCTACTAATCTGGAAACCCTTTCATATTCAAAATTTTTGGACATTGAATCTAAAGAAATGCTATTTGGATCCATTTATAATCTCCTTAAGTAATGATTTTATCTCTTCAATATCTTTTTTGATATTTTCTATTTCATTTTGTTTTTTCTTCCTATTATTTACAGTATTTAAATACTGATTATAGGAAAGATCATCAGTATTAACAATAGATCCTGATCTTTCATCTCTGTATAAATTTGAATGTCCTTCTACTCTGATCATCTTACTGCAAGTGCTCTAACGTCTCTTAATACAATTGGATATGCCTGATTAGTTGATGACATAACAACTTTAATTTTAAATCCAATAAATTGTGGAAGATTTCCAACTGAGAATTCATAATCAAAAAATTCATTAGATTTACTTGGTCTAACAAATAAATCTGGCAATCCACTATTTCTAGATGGATCAACAACATCCAAATATCCATCTCCATCAGAATCTGATGTTAAATTATCATATCCTGGGAATAATTCATAATTCTGAAGAACTTCACTAGAATCAGGTCTAATTAAACTATATAGAACTCTAAAGTCTGCTGATGAATGTCTATATGCTGAAATAATAACTTTGAGTGATGTTGCTGGATTTTTCAGCAAAATATCTCTAGTAACATATGTAGCAGCATGTGGATCTCTATCGAAAGTATTTACTCTTAAATCTGTAGAATAATCTGTAATAGGACTATTCACTCTATAAGATCTAAATTCAGTAAAACAATTATCTAAGAAAACTATTGGTGATAGATATTGATTGCTTGTCTCTAAAGTTAATGCCGAAGTATATGATTTATTTCTGGGAAGTCCAGATAGGAAGTTATCTTCATTTACTTTTGAACAAACAATTCTAGTCTTATCGAAAGTATTTAAATTATTTAAAATTACGTCTTCAAATCCTAGATCCTCAAAAGATACTTCAGTTCCATTTGCACTTGTTCCACTAACAGATCGAATTCTTCCAGTAACTTTTGTGGAATTTGTTGGGGAAACTATATTAAAGTATGGAACGATTGCATTATATTGTATATTTTCTGATGCAAATACATTAGGTCCACCACAAGATAGTTGAGATGAGAACGATAGTAGTGGATAATTTAAAGTTGTATTATCAATTGATCTATCTGGACCATTTGCAGTTCTATCAATTTCAATAAAATATCTATCTATTCCTATGTCATAATCGCTAATTGTATGAGTGGTATTTATTCTCCTTAAAGATACTCCTTGCAATTCATATTTTCTTATCGGAGTTCCAGATGGATAGTCAAGTGTTAACGTTGAATCTTGTCCTCTAGAAACAATATCTAGAACTCCAGTTGAAGTGCTTTCATACTTTATAATTTCATTTTGAATAATTGCATATCCTGGATTTTCACTACTTACTGGAACACCTTCAAAAGTTGAGAATTTATCAATATCGGATACCGAAATTGTAGAGTCTGAAGAAGATACTGCTTGTGTTATAGTGTATGAAATATCTGATGGTAAAATTCCTGATAATTTTATTTTATTATTGCTTGCATACATTCCATGATTGAAATGATTTACCGCCATATATTTTCCAGAGAATATTTCGGAAACAGTATTTGAATTTGTAATTAATACTGGAGGAGTAAATGTATTTCTATTTCCTCCACTATCATATACTACTAAATTATTTGTTCCATCTACAGTAAATGATTCTCCTTGAACCCCACCAAGATATAATGTATTAATGATAGTTGGATCTGTAGTTACTATTAATCTTCCACCTCTACCATTTGCGGTATCAACTTCAATAATACTTCCCTCAATATAACCTGATCCTAAATTAAATGGGGATGGAGTAGCACTAATAATCGCACCATCTGATGTAACTATGTCACATTCAAGCCCAAATGCATTACTTCCAACAGAACTTGTTGCAAAATTAAATCCATCTGAATATCCAGATCCGCCATCAAGAACTGCTAATGAAACTACAGATGCTCCAACAGAGACTACTGATCCATAATTTTGATCTTTTTCTGTTTCAGATATCTTTACTCCAATTATTGAATCAATATCATATCCGAGAGTTGAGATAGATAAATCATCGAAAGTTACAGATATTCTTCTTGGAATTGTGGTAACAGGATTTTCAGTTAATCTTCTTACATATCCATTACTCCTATCTAGGGTAGGATTGAAGAAATATGCATTTGCGGCAGAGTTTTTGAACTTGCAACGATACAGTCTAAACTTAAGATCTTGGAACTGATTTGGAGTCCAAATGGATCCGTTTTGCGAAAGGAAGAGACTACCCATCGCAAATTGTTGAGTATAGAATTGAGTTTCTGAATTTGGCAGAGTTGATGGTTTCAATACTGCTTTACCCATTTCTGCAATGAAAACTTCGTATTCAGTGCTTTCTGGTGCCAATAATACTATGGCATATTCCTGATTTGGTGCCAAATATATTGGATATGGTAGTTTTACTCTTGTTGCAACATCACCTGCAGTGGATGTTGCAATATCACTTGGTTTAAGAACAACTGGAGGTCCGATAACAACTCTAGTTGGAGTTCCCAATTCAACTGTCCTGATCTGAACGGTAATTGGATTACTTCCAGAATCTTTATTTGCAAAGAAAAGATCAAATTCACATAGGAATGAACCTTCTTCATCATTATTAGTAGTTCCAGATCCTCCTACTGAGAATGATTGTGCAAGAGGATCAAAATATGCATCAACAGTGTTTTGAACAGTAGTAGTTGTTGTTACTACTGTCGTAACTGTAGTTACATTTGTTATGGTAGTTTGATACTCTTCAACAGTTCCTTCAGATAAATATTGTGCTTCTGCTGCTGAAATTTGAGTGCTTCCTGGTATTATTGGAGTATTATTTTGACTAGATGTAATTCTAAATGTTTTTGTTCCAGTATTAATCCTTACAGATGGTGCAGGAACTGTATTTGGATCTTTAAGGAAGAATGAACCAGCAAGATCTCCAAAGTTATCTGAAACTAATTTCAAATCCTTAACATAAGAAACAGCACCACTAGTTTGTCCTATTAACTTTGTTCCAACATTTACATATCCAGAATATAATCCCTGAGCTTCTTCTGAAAGTGCTAATAAATCAACGTTAATAACTTTAGAAGTATTTGTGTAGTCATCAGGTAAAAGTTCAGATCTAATATATGGGTTTACTTCATATACAGTTGCTGGACTATTAAATGAACCAGTTTTATGATTTGGAGCTGCTACTCTAAAAGAAATAATTTGATTATTTTGTTTATCATATCCAATAACAGTCTCACCAATTATATAATCTTTACTTGATCCATATTCTTGCAATGAACTATCTGAAGCAATTTCAATAAACTTTGGAATAAAGTCTACAGCACTGTTCCCGTCTAAGAATTGGTAATATCTAGTATATGGTTTTGTATTTGTTACATTAAAGGTAACATTCCTCGATCTCATATACTCTTCAGCATATGTGTCTACAAGGTCAGTTCTACTTGAAGAGCTGAAAGAAGTGCTAGTTGATGTGGAAGTTGAAGTGCTACTTACTTGACCAGTAATAACTTCTAATCTTTCTCCTTGGGCAATATCCCAGTTTGCAATTTCAGTTACAATATCTCTACCTTGAACAGTTTGAGATGATGAAGAACTACTTGAATTTCTGATGTTAATGACAACATCTTCCAATTGAATAGTTCTTGTCCAATTATCTCTACTTGGGGATAATGTAACTAGTCCCCTATAAGTTACTACATGGAATGGATTTACATTTTCAACTTGAGTAGCTAAAGTCTGTTCTACCCATAATTCTGGTTCATAATCCAATAAGACACATGGACCTCTCTTTACAGCTTTAGTATCAATCAATTCATAATCGGTAGATAAATCAATTTGACTATCTCCAACATTTAATTTTGGTGCTAGGAAATTCTTAAGACTATTTTTTGCAGATAGGGGAGTTAGTCCACCAAGATTATTACTTATTTCAGAAAAAGTATATAAAAGATCTGCTCTATCCAAATCTTTAAATGCATCTGCAAAAAATCCGGTCTTAAACCTATTAAATCCTTCAGCATCTTGTATTTGAAGATTTTGAGTATTTAACTCCAAAAGTGATAAAGAAGTTACTCTTTCAAGATTTTCTAATCTATTTTCAATGACACCAATGTCTCTCATTGTATATCTTCGATTATCTTTAATCGTTATCAATGCATTTTTAATATCATATAGATATGGTGGAACTTCAACAGTTGCTAATTCCATTATATCATCTTTCTTTACAGGAGATTTTGGATCTGAAGCAGATTGACCCTCAAGATAAATAAAGTTTCCATTTTTATCCAAATATACTTTGTCAATTCTTCCAAGATATCTGTCATATGATAATAAAGCTCCTTCATTTGGAGATATATTTAAATCAATTTTAGTGCTAAAATCTCTATTTGTGTAGTAAAATGGTGATACGTTTGTTTGACTAAATCCTTCTGTTACTCTAGGTCTGAAATCCAGAACATCAGATGCTCTTATAGTTCCAGAATTCAGTAGTGGTATATTTTTATATTGGTCACTAGGATATGATAAAACCGAAATAATATCGCCAGTATCATTATTTGGAACAGAAAAATAATCAAATACTATTAGAAGTTTTTTGGATGGTTCTTCTTTAGATAGAACTCTTACTATTCTAGAGTAATCATAATATTGTTCTCTTTGACCTTTATCTAATCTATAAGAATTTGTTAAATTCAAATAACTTCCATCAATTATTTCTCCAATTTCACTAGATAATCCAGTTTCACTAAATGTTACTACTTCACTTTCTATAAATCTATTATTATTTAAATAAACAATCTCGACAGTCTCTGCAGATTTTGAAACTACTCTTGCTATACATCTGCTAGAGTTTCCAATAACATTTTCACCAACAATAACATTTTCCTCAACATTTAATACAGAACTAAATGTCAATTTGTCTAAAACTGGAGCATTGGTATCTAAAGATTCATATACTGCCCACACTTTAACTACATCTGGATAATTCAGGCAAATTTCTTCATCTTGAACTCTTAAACCATAATATTGATTATATGCCAATCCGTCATTAATTGTTGTAGATGGGTCACTTCCAGACTCTTTATATTTTGATAATGTAATATTTGTTACTTGACTGCGAACTAATGTTTTTGATTTATTGGTTATATTTTGTCTACTAAAAGTTGCAATAATAACATCTGTTACTTTATTGGTATCATCGAAATTAGAAAATGTTACTTGATTTCCCGAAACTGTAACTTTAGTAGAATCTAAAGGCTCTATAGTTCCATCTGTATAATGAATGGAATATCTCTCTTCATCATATGGTAAGAAATTTGATGTATTTGGAACGTCAAAATCAGATACTGAAATTACAATAGGACTACCAGCTGATCTAGTTATATTAGTTTGAGCACTAAATGTTAAAGATACAGAACTTAAATCTATAGAAGAAATTACTCTATCTGGAAGAGATTCATATAAACCTGTAGAATTAGTATTTACTACTCTTGGTGATCCTATAGAGAATGAAGATGCGGTGAAACTTCCTTGGACAGTTCCTTCACATACTCCAGCAACACTTAAAACTGATTCTAGTGTTAATGAAGAAGCATTTACTCCAGTAATAACATTATAAACTTCATCTGAAAAATCTGGATGCTGATATCTTACAATATCTCCAACATTAACTGTAGAAAATGAATTTCCAGGAGATGTTGCTTCACCAGTAGGTCCTATTACTAAAGTGTCTGAAGCATTAAATCCTACTGGGGTTACATTTTGTAAAACAGTGTCGCAAAGAAATGCATTTTGATATGAAGTATTTGCTACATCTTGATATACTTGCTTAATATCAGAAATACTATATGAAACTGCTGTGGAAATAATATAATTTGTTTCAAAACCATTAATTATTAACTTTTCACCAGAAGAAAATTTTCCAGAAGTTTGCGATAGTAATATAGTAGATGATCCTCCACCAGAAGTAACTGCATATCCAGTTGCACTACTATCTGCTCCTTTTACAAATGAAGATTCTGGCAATTCAGCATTAGATATTGTTCCACTAGTCAACGTTATCTTAGTGTATGTCTGAATATCATAAAGATAAAGATCCCAACTAGATTCTGGTCCAGTATATTTTGCATCTGTCAATGAAAAACTATAAATTTTAGCTTCTCCAATTTTACTGGTAGTAAATGGATTGCCAGCAGTTCTTCTTGCATTATGCAACTCTACAATATAATTTAATCTTGGTGCTCCATAAACATTATTTACTCTAATTAAATTTCCAAAATCAAAAGTAACTATTTGAGATTCTACTTTTTGCGTTTTTCTTGGTTTATTGGCATCAATTATTGTAGTGACTGGTTTGTCAATATCAAATCCTCTTACATATGCCTTTCCTGGTGATAATTTTAGGCACATTAAATCATCTGAAGGTATATTACCCTCATCGGTAAATTCATTTTGGAAAAATAATCCTTCACTATCAATATTATTATTTAAAGAGTTGTGTAGTGATAATTTGAATGGTGCTACAGAATAATTTCCAGATTCTTCAAATGTTCTTTTTGCCAGATAGTCTCTAATTAATGAATATTGGTTCTTTACTGTAATTTTCTTTATATCTCCACCATCTATTCTGAGAATTTCTATAAAATCGACATCAGATTCTACTGTTCCTAATTCTTTCTTATCTAAAGTTAATGTCAATTTAAATCTATCTGATCCTGGTGCTGAATAATTATTAAATCCTTTAGCATTATCATACAATTGATTATCATCTTTAGCACTTACAATTTCTTCAGATACTTGAAGACCAACCCTGTATGATGGAGTATTTGTATAATAATCTAAAATTAAAGTTTGTTTATATACCTTTGCAAATGTCCCTCGTATGAAGTATATTCCATCAGTTATTGATACTGCAGACCCAATAGCGGTAGCGTCTACTTCCAATAAAGTTGCAAATGGAGTATCTTCATTAATTACAGTATTTTCACTATAAGTAATTGCTACGTTTGATATTAACGATTCTCCATCTTCAAAAGAACTAATAACATTATCATTATTAGCATCAAGATATTTTACATATAGTGTAATATAATCTAAATTGTTGGTTTCATTTGGAAATTCTATTCTCTGAACTATTGCAGTTACTCCAGAGGTTTCCCCTTCAATTTGCTTTCCTATATATTGCTCAATATATGATCGAATATCAATATTCGAGTATGTTTGATTTAATTTAACAGCAAAATATTGAGGATCATATGTAACACTTCCAGGTATTACTAATGAACCCTCTTTAAATATATGACTTCCAAAGGATTCAATTTGATTTTGTAGTATTGACTGGAGATTATTTAATTCTCTAGACTGAATGGGAGTCCCAGGCTTAAATAATACTTTATAATAATTATCTTCAGCATCGAAATCATCAAAATAAGGACTTACATTTAAATTAGTTTTTTGTGCCATTGGTTAAAATTCGAGAATGATTTTGATGTCTTCTTTTTGTCTTTCATTTCTATAGACTAGAGGTCTATTGTCAATATATAAAATATCCCCCGTTCTTTTATTTATCTCTGAAGAAGCAAGTCCTTCAGTAAAATTGACTCCCAGATTTACAATTGAATTTTGGATGTTTGTAGTTATTCCAGAGAAATTTAAAATACTTCCAGAAAAACCACTAGATTCTCCAATTACGTTTAATCCTGCATTGGTAAAATCTATATTTCTCCCATCAACAGAAACACCAATATAATCAGTTTCATCATTAGAATCACCATTATAAAGAGATCTATCAGTAAAATACTTTAAAACCTTAGTATCGTCATCATAAGATGCTACATATCCAACTGCAGTCCCAACTCCAGTAATTGTTTGTTTAATTTTTTCTCCAACTGTTGGAGAAAATTCATTTACGCTATCAAAAATAATTGATTGTAAATTTGAAAATTCTCCACCATAATAAATTTGATCCGATGCATATTCTTTTGGATTTTTTACAATACCAATTTGACAAAATCTAGAATTTACTGGAAAATCTCTAGTTGAAGAATCAAATCTAGTATATAATAATACCTTATCTGCACCCAATTCGGTGTAAATATCATACCCATGACCTTTTGATGGTGGGATAATTGGAATTAATTTTGCTGGATTGGATATATTTCCAATTGGTTGTAAATTTCCTAAGTCAACAATACCATATGAATATCCAGAACCTCCGGAAGTTACGGTAGTATTAATTATTTCTCCTGCGGAATTTGTTTCTATTGAAACTTTAGCTCCAGAACCATCACCTAAGATTGAAACTTCACCTGAAGTATATCCTGAACCACTTTCAGCAATAAAAACAGTTTTAATCTGATTTTCATTTAAATCAGAATTGCCATATTCTCTTACACTTACAATATTTGAGTCAGTTGATGTTGACCAGTCGTTTGGTAATGGTATATATTCTGTAGAATCAAATTTTATAATATCTGAAGGTGAAATAGTAAACAAATATTTCCACACATATCCATCTGAACCATTTCCTGCAGCAGATGGTTCTAAATCAGTAAATTTTGGTTCATATTGAGATTGATTTGCCTGATTATTTCCTGCACCACTTCCATTTTTTATGCAAATATACACATTATATTCACTATTAATTACATAAAATTCAGAATCGAATAATCTTGGTCTTTTTGATACTGTAGTTAGATTTGAAAAACTATAATCATGTCTATACATATCATATTTTTTACCTCTAACCCAATCAACTCTCTTCACAACTCTTCTTACACTAGAAGAAGTTACTCTTTTTCCAAAAAGTAGAGTATCTTTATATTGATTCAAATAGCTAAGATTATCAACTGGATTTGGGACAAAACCTTCAGAAACACCTGGAGATCCCTGCCAGTTTTCATTTCTAGCAAATCCAGTATAAACACTTGGATTTGGCAATCCAACCCAGATATAATAAGAATTTGTAGAATCTTTTATAGATTCTACAAAATTCGAAGAATTTTCAATTCTAAATTGATCTGTTACAAGTGCGGACATCTATATAACTTTTTTCTTATATTTATACTATTAGAGCACCACTATCTCTGAATCCAAAGTTTCTTCTCTGAATGATGGGATATGTTGATAATCCAGAATTATATGAATCAGATGTCATACCAACACTAGAAGTATATCCCATTATATCAATATCTAGTGGATCAACAGATCTTCTCTGGAATCCAGAAAGTCTTCCCCAAGAAAGTTTTCCTACAGGATAATTTAATGTTCCTGAAGTTGTTATTCCAGAAAGATTTGATCCGGAATCGACATTGCATACTATAGTTCCAGTTGAAGAATTGAAAGATGCAACTTGATAAATGTTATTGACAAATGATGTGGATATTGATAAAGTATTTGATCCAGAATTATCTAAGGAAATGACTCCCTGTCCAACATTAGTCTCAGTAATATAAAATACTGTTCCAACAGTAAAATTAGTGAACGTGAATGGGTCTCTACTAATTACAAATTCAATTCCATCAGCAGCACCAATTCCAGAAGTTGGAGATATGCTAGTTACACTAGCATTAAATCCTTCTAGATTATTTACGCCAGAAATTAATTCATAATTTTTTGATGGTATAGTTGTTCCAACTCCAACAGCGTTTGTAAATACAAGAGCATCAAAATTAATTATAGTTTCATCCTCATAATCAAATAAACTAATATCATCAACATATATTTCTGTTGAATTTGCATCAAAATTACTTATAATATTGGCAGTTGGATATACTTGAGATGATTTTAATCTTCTTGCTTTTGATAATTCCTCATTATTAAGTATTAAGTCAGATTTTTGTTTTGTCCAATGCAATGGCTTATAATTTTGATCATCTATACCAACATACTGATATATATTTGTCTGGAAAACATCAGAGCTTGTTATGGAATAAACAATTCTTTCATCTTGAGTTTTTGTATTTTCAATTTCATTGTTTAATACAATTTGAACAGTATCTCCAATTTGTATAGTTTCATCAATATCAAATTGAAGACTATCTTCACCTCTAGTTCCTCTATAGAAGAAGACCTTAACGTCATCAGATTCTTTTGGCGGGAAAGTAAATGTGAATGTAGATCCACCATTAAATTGATATGATTTTATTGGTTCTTGTAAAACTCCATTTATAAAGATAACTAAAACATTGTTCAAATCAATCAATTCAGACTCTTCGTCAAGTTCATCAGTCTCAAAAGTTAAGTTTTCTCCTCTGTAAATTAGTGGGAATCTGACTCTCTTTCCATCTTGATATGGTGCTAAAGAATCTATATAATCAAGTTCCCCAATCTGAATAGCACTAAATTCATCAGAAAATGTATCTACCACAGTAATTTCAAAATCATATATTGGAGCAGATAGATTTCTATCAGTAACTAGACCAATTGGTTTAAATACATCGCCTCTTCTAAAACCATAACCATTTCTAACAATATTAAATCCTTTAACTTCGTAAAGAGTAGAACCAATACCAACAGAATCACTTGGTCCTACATCTAAAGTTATAAGAGCACCAAATCCAGAGTCTGTTGTAGGTCCCTCTGATAGTCTAGAAACACCAATTATAGAGAGATTGCTATAAGATGGTGATCCAACATTTATAAATGGATTTACATAACCTGTTCCACCGAAGACAACATCAAATGCCAGTGTTCCACCAGCACCAACAATTGCATTAATAATAGCATCATCACCATTATGATCAGGATCGATAATTTCTACTGAAGGAATTTCATAATAACCAGAACCAATCTCATCAGATGGTTGTTCTCCTACAGAGATTATTGAACCAGAATTTAAAACTGCTGTTACTGATGCTCCAACTAGAGGTGCAAAACCAAGTCCTGCAGTTGATCCATATGATACAATAACACCTCCTCTTGGAAGTTTATTCTGATTTATATCAATTTCAGATAAGAAATCATTTTCTTCAAATGTTATTCCAGTGAAGGTGATACTAGATATTCCAAGATTGAGATCTTCCTCAATAATATAATTATTATCGGAATTATTTTCAGTAGTTGGTGATTGGAAGACACCATTAATGAATACTAGTCCATTACCACCACTAGTTCCTAAACCTACAGTGTTTATTCCTTGAGCAGTTAATGTGAATGTTTGTCCAATTCCAGTAAATTGATCTGAAATGTCATCATATACTTCATTACTTTCATAACTCTTTCTCAAGAATACTCTACCATTAAAACTATCTCGATCTATAGATAGATTACTTTCACTAGCACGAACTAAATCTAAATTATTTCCTTTTGGTGGATCAATGAAGTATATTTTATTTCCATTGATATTATATGCACCCCTATAGATTTGACAATTAGTTCCATCTAGATGAGATAACGCCTTAGATCCAAAAGATCCTCTAGAAACTTCAACTAAAGGTTCATTTCCGGAGAATGTTATGGGACCTACACTTTCAGTTCCATATCCAACATTTTCAACTATTGCATATTCATCTTCAATCCTCAATACATCTTTAGGTCTAATTGAACTTATTCCACTAAGAGCAAAAGTAGTGGCACCAGCAGAAATTTGACCAGAATTGTTTGCAAGAACATGACTAATGTAGGTATATGAAATTGGACTTTGAACTAAATTATTAATTGAAATTAAAGATTTTTCATTTTTCTTTACCATCTCAATTTGATGATAATTACCAATTCCAACAGAAGTAAATGTAACACCATATCCGGCAGTAGCATATTCCTTTCTAGTTGCTACTCTAAATGTATCATTATCATCTCTAATAGCATATAATGTAGATGGTAGAAGATCAGTTAATACTCCAACATTATCCTCAGTTTCAACTATTCCTATAGGAGAACTTCCAATTCCTACAAACGTTGATCCTGGAGTATATTTTAATTCTTCCCCAGTATTAAATAAATGATCTTTAATATTGAATGAATTAGTAGAAAAATCTACTACACTAGTATTTGATGGATCAAAAGATTTTGCAAATATTGGAGAACCTTTATAATTCATTTCAAAATCAACTTTATATCCCAAATCTACATTGTTTCCATAATAATTTGCTAAACTTAGAGATTCATTAACTGGGGAATAATTCAAATCTAATGGTTGATTAATTTCATCGTAATCTTTATAGAAGCATTGATTAAAGGAAATAATTTCAACATCATCTGGGTATGAATAAGGTTTAAACGATAATTTAAACTGTCCAAGAGAAAAATCTCCAATAAATGTTCCTACACCAACTTCACTTCTAGCAGATAAGAATGGATATTCGGAAACATATACGTCAGAACCATCAAATAATGAAATAACTTGATGGACTGAGCTAGTTTGACCAGTGCTTACCTTGACAGTTGATTTGACCGCAGAGAATAAATTAGAATCTATAGAGAATACTTCTCCAGTTCCTGATGTTATTGTATCAAATTGAGATTGATATAGAGCAGTTCTTTCGGATCCATCTGGTTGATTTTCTGAAAGGAATCTGTATGTCCCAATTCCCAAAGATGTAGATCCAAATGCAACACTTCTACTTCTAATAGTTAAGTTTTCCTCAGTGTTACTTGTATAATTTAATGATAACTCTCCGCCATCTAAAGATGGTTCAAATTGCCCTAGTGAAGAGAAACTAAATCCATCTTCAGAATCAAAATAATATTGATTTATAAAAGTATCATTTCCATCATGTGAAACATAAATTTCAACATAATTCATCTTAGATTTGTCATCATTCAATATTTGAATACTAGAATGGACAGCAGAGTAATCGTTAGTGTCTAAATTATAGACACTAGTAGATATGCCAGATTCTGCCTCCACATTGCTAGACAGTAATGAAATGCAACCTAATTCATTTGAATTTGATCCTACAAAATCATTAATAAATGTTTCCTTCAATATTTTGAACGATATTGCAGAATTATCAGGATCTACTGGAAATGCATCAAGTATATAATTAAAGTTCACATCATATGATGGAATAATACTTTCTAATATATTTTCTCCGTTTGAAATTTGAGTTTTAAATAGAGAATATACACTTTCATCATCATTAAGTGAAATTATTTCATTAAATTGAATTTTTCCACTGATAATATCTTTGGAAAGTATTAAAAATTTATTATAATAATTTGAAGAATTTATTGATATAATTGTTTCATTTTCTTTTCTTTTATCATTTTTGCTTGAAAAATCATCACTTATATCATCAATATCCAAAACTCTATTAGATTTGCAAAGAACAAAATCTAGCAAATATGTATTATTAAGTTTTACTGATCTAGAAACATCACTAGATCCATTTTTAGTAACGTTTACATCTATTGCCAAATCAAAATCATTAATTCTATCAACTCTAAGCTCCGAGAAGAAACTATTTTTCAGTTCAAATTCAGTTTTTGACTCAGTAGATATTCCAGAATCTGCTTTACCAGTTATTTGAACATCTGCAAAATCTTTTAATCCACTTATATGGACTAATGGATTAATTACTGAAGATATTTCATCCCATGTCTTGGTGCTCTTCACAGAATAAGACATTTTCTGATAATAATCATTATCAGAAAATACTTGGAAACTTTCACTTAATTTTCCAGTATTAAATGTCCACCCAAGATCTTTAACTATGGTCCAGGAAGAATTGTATACAGCATCACTAGATTTTATGTATGAAACTGTCCCTACACTTGAAGTATTTTCTCCCTTTAATATATCACCAATTTTTGGAGTAAAATTGCCCAATACTCTAATATTGGAAGTATTTGCCTTTGTAACTTTCAGTCCCGAATTTTCAAATCCATTTCCACGATTTATAAGTAGATTTTCACCTTCAAAGAAAGATGAAAGAGATTTATCTATAGAGAATCTTGGGTAATTATCATATTTGATTATAGATGCAGATCCTTCTTGAACTTGTTTAGGTGTTCCTGGATTATTTGAATAATTTGAAATATTAAATTCAACTTTTACTGGATTTGTATCAAAATATTGACTTACAGTAAAGAAGTTGTATCCATAATTCTCAGAATTGAATCCCGTTCCATCTGAAGATTGCTTTTCAATTCCTTCAACATATATTTTTTCTCCCAACTCAAATAATGGAGATGAGAATCCTGCAATTGGTGTTGTTATTGTGCAAGTTACTGTTCCAGATGGAGAATATTCTACTCGATCAATATTAACACCATTACTGTTATTAATGGATCTAATTAATACTTCTCCATCTGGAAGACCGGCAGGAGATATGTTAATATCTACACTAGATATTGAAGATCCGGACATTATTGGATCTAAAAATCCAGAGTTTATAACTTCACCATTCTGTGGGTCAACTATTATCAATATTGGAGCAAAACTGTAATCAGATCCTCCATTCAATACACTTACAGAATTTATTTTATTGGTATTTGTTAGATATAAAGATTTTGGAACACTAGCTACAGGTCTAATAGTATTATCTGATGAGTAATCAAAACCTTCATTTGTAATTCTGCTACTTAATATCTTTCCGATAGATTTTGATGTTGGAACTAAGAATGCCCCTTTACCAAGAGAGCTGCTCACTGATAAGAATGAAGGTAAATTCTTAAGAGGGTAACCTTGATTAACTACGAATAGTTTTTTAATTGGACCTCTTGCACTTAATGATGTAGTGCTATATTCTAAACGATCACAGTCTGAAGAATTGTATGATAATCTTTCAGGTATTCTTGGTATACAAATATCAAAAGATTGATCAGTTATACCAATGATTGGAAATTCTCCATTATAAATGCTAGATTTATATGTTATTTGAGAATATTGTTTTACATCTTTATCTGTAGTTGATACTGGAATTCCAGATTCTGTCAAATTGTAATACAATATTGCTGGAGTTTTATCAGTGTAATCTAAAATTAATGCAGCATCAGTGGAAACACCTACAGTTCCAATTCCAGAAACTGCAAATAATCCATCATCTTTTATTGCATTAAATACATTTTCATATCCATCATCAGTGTAAACATTAAAACCATAACCAGACAATGAAGTATCTGATAGATCAAATACTAAATTATTATTCCTATAATTTGAAATTGGTGGATTTATTGAACTTATTATCTGTAGATTTCCCCCAACAGATCCAAATGAAACTACAGTTGGTGGAGTTGAAATTGATTCTAAATATGTTTCTGACAATTTGATATTGTCATCATCAATTTTATATACGAAATATTCTCCAGTAGATAGTCCAGATATTACATTGTCTTCGGAGTCATAGAATATTTTTTGTCCGGTATGGAAATTATGTTGGTATATTGATAATATATTATCAATATTGTTTACTTCTGAAGAAGTAAACTTGATTTCATTTATCAATAGATTTCCATCTTTATACTTAACTCTTATGGACGTGCTTGTTCCTATACCAACATTTAAATCTGGTCTAACATTTAATTTTACTTTATCACCAACTTGCAAATTATGAGAAGTTGAAATTGATACTGTGGTTGTAATTCTATTAGAATCTGCAGTTATTTGATCCTCAACTGTAGTAAATTGATATCCATAATCATTTGAACCACCATCTAAGAAAAATAATCCATTCGAAAAAGTTGTAAGACCAACATTAGTTACAATTCCAATAAAATCAATTGATTTTTTAACAACATAAAATTCATTTACATCATCAGGGATATTAAATTCTGCATTTGTTTCAGGACTTTTGACAGAAATTGGTAACGATGATGATTCTTTACTTAATATTATCTTGTCCGCAGTATTTAACTTATTATTTTGTAAAAGTATTGACTGTGATGGAATAAATGTATTATAATTAGAATTTCCTATATTATAGGATACAGTAACGCCAAAACCAGTATTTACGCCTACAGAAAGGGCAATATTGGGATTGAAATATAAATTCCTAGATTTATTGGAAATAAATTTATCAACGGATTTTTCTATGGTAAAATAATCGGGCAAAAATTCTATATTAGCACCACTAGTATGTGCAGTTCCAGATACTGATCTTTCTACTTTTGCAATAGAAAATGTATTATAAAAATCTAGAATTTTAAATAATTCATCATCAATTCTTATGCTATTTCCAACTGATACATTTTCTGGAATATAGCTCAAATATATGTCTGTAACTATTCCAGTAGTTGAATAATCACCGATAGATTCAAATAAGGTTGAATTTATAGTATCAAATTTAACTTTATATGTATCATTTATTTTCAAACTATCAGTTGATAATCCACTAATTGTAATTATATCATCTACATTATATTCATGATATGGGAAAACATTGACTCTAATATAGTTTTTATCTTCCCATGAAAGAACTGAATTTGGATATGATATTAATTCTGTATCAATACTAGAAACTTCTTTTCCGGAAATTTCAGATACTTTTACAAATGGTTTGTTTCTTAAATCTTCAACATCTTCAAAAACTACAGTATCATTTACTGAGTAATTATCTCCAGGTTCAATTATAGTCATTCCATCAATACCACCGGTCGATATTGATTCTATTATAGATTCTTGATATGTTAATTTATTGGATTCTGATATAAAATCATTTGTTGAAAACTTATCACCAATTCCATATGGATATGTATTTCTTAGTAATTTTGAACTATTAAAATCAAATGACTGATTTAAATTTTGATTTATTTTTAAATACTTCGATTTAAATTTATTTCCTATAAAATATGGAAATTTTCCAATTATTCCTTCATCCACATTCAATTCGGTAGTTGCAAAATAAGCATAAACTCCATTTGGAAAATCTATAGTTTTTCCAAATCTACCATTAAATTCATCTAAATCAGAATCTACAGAATATACATAGTCTTCTACAAAGTATCCTAAGGGGAAAATATCTTCAGAAGGTCTATTATCAATTGTAGTTAATTCGTAACCACTATTCAATAGTTTTATGTCGGAATTTATATCTTCTGGATCCGAATATCCATAAGATCCATAAATTGGATTTCCATCATATGCCCATCCAATAATTTCTGAATGAGAACCATTAGTTCCACTAACATCATTTAATTTATTCTTAAGAGTATCTGAATAACTTACAACAGCATATTGCAAATTATTTCTACCTCTTATTAATAATTCTGATGATGGATCTCTATAGAAGTTATTCTGAATTCCATATCTAAAAGATATGTTTGGAGTTAGAGATCTTATATTTGCCCTTAAAACTGTTCCAGCACCAGGATTTAAAATGGTTACTGTAGTATCTGCTTGAGCATATCCACTTCCAGAATTCAGAACAGATACGCTGACAATTTTATTATCTGAAAGTGTTGCTCTTAATACTGCACCAATTCCGGAACCATTCACTACCAAATCTGGAATTGAATAATAATTAGATCCTCCAAATAATACCTTAACAGAACTTATTTTTCCATCAACGATTACTGGATCAAGTATTGCACCAGAACCATTTTTAACTAAAATAGGTGGTCTATTATTAAAATTGAGACTATTTGATCCATAGTCAGATCCACCATCATAAACATAAATCTGAGAGATTTCTCCTCTTATAATTGGAAATCCTTTCAATACAGTTTGAGTATTTCCAATTCCAGGAGATGAATATCTAATATTAACACTAAATTCTGGATCACTGAAGATCTGATCACCAGATCCGGAATCGAATAATCTTGCCCTATATCTCCTCGAATAGTCGGTAATATCTTTACCATCTTCACCAGCATATGCTAGTCCAAATGTATCATCATCAACTTTTAATACTCTATATTTGTCAGATGTTGATATTCCAGATATTGATGTTATTTCTGATTCGTAATTTACAATATCTCCATCAGAGAATCCATGATTTTTGTAGTTTATTGTGTTACTAAAAGTTGAAATTCCAGATGAAGATACTTTTAATCTTCTATTAGTATAATTAGAACCACCACTAACTACTAATATTTCAGATAGTTTATTTCTACCTGAAGATAAGAACTTATGAGTTCCCAAATCAGTTACAGTTGTAAATCCTACTGGATTTAATTGTTGATAGTAGTTATTTAAACTATCATACAACTCAATTTTACTTCTATCCAATATTCTTGGATAGTATATTGCATTATTAACTAATTTCTTAAATTCAAAAGCATTTACTGGAGTTCCATAATGATAAACTTTTCCAGTTCTTACTCCTGGTTCTCTTGCTCCAACTATAATTCTCCCACTTCCTATGGCAAGAGCAAATCCAAACTGATCTGATGCGGTAGAGTCTGTTGGAATTAATGTTGATAATAAATTTCCAGTAATATCATAAACAAAAACCTTTCCAGCAAAGGAATTGTAACCAAATGAAGATGTAACTATTCTTCCACTATTAATTTTGACATTTCTTCCCATATAATCTTGGGCAACACCAGCAGAATCTGTGAGTATATTCAACTCATTTCCTTCATAATCAAATAAGTAAATTGCACCTTTTTCTCCATCTCTATATGGAGCACCAACAGCGATTAAGTCTTCTTTTATACTTATTGAAGTTCCAAATCTATCTCCTATAGTAACACCACCACCAGATCCATCAGATGGAACAATCCTCCTAATAAAGTTTCCATTTACATCATAAAGATATATTGCACCGATAAAATCAGCATAACCTACAGCACCAACGGCAATTAAATTATCGTTTATATCAACTGAAAAACCAAAGACTAAAGTAGCTTCTGGATCTGAAGGATATATTTTGTTTATTATATTTCCTTCTAAATCATAAATGTATGCAGCACCAGTTTGTAATCCATAATCATCATCATAACGAGAACCAACTACAATTCTATCATTTCCAATAGCAATACTAAATCCAAATTGATCACCATCAGCAGCATCAAATGCCGTTATTTTACTCTTAAAATTGCCTTCATAATCAAATAAGTATACAGCACCTCTACTTGTTGACTCAAATACTGCAGTAACTGCTATTACACCCTGTCCTATTGCAACTGCAGATCCAAACTGAGCATTGGTCTGCAAATCTGCTTCTGGGGCACTTAAAAGAATATATTCACTTCCATTTAAATCTGTAATGTATGCTTTACCAGCACCAGCATAAAGAGTAGCACCAACAAATATTTCTGCTAAAGGGGCACCAATCACAACCTTATCAGAATCTATTGCTACAGATCCTCCAAATTGATCAAGACTAACTGCATCAAAAATATATTGATTTCTAAATGATGGTGTTGTGGTAGAATCTAATATTCTAGTTTTAATATTTACTTCAGAAAGTCCATTTGAGTTATATACAATTTCTTGACCATTAATCAATCCATGGGCATTTTTAAAGGTTATGGTTCTTTCTTTTTTATCGATTCCTCCACCATCAGATACCAATCTAGTATCAAAATCAAGATTTCTTTCAACTTTTTCTACAACTGGTCTAAATTTTGCACCAGAACCGTTTCCACCATTAAATTCAATTGAAGTAATGTTATCAAAATCAAAGAAAGATTGGTCAATTAAAATTTTATTTACTGATCCAGAAACTACTGGATAAAATTCTGCAGAACCATATGCAGGTTCGATCAGTGGTGGATTTGAAACATCATAATTGGATCCACCATTTAGAACATCTACACTTTCAATAGGTCCATAATAAACTTTATCATTAGTCTTATAACTGTAGATTTCTACACCATTTTTCAATATCCCTATTGGTCCAGGTTCAACTTCTGTTGGAAGACTACTATCAATAGTTTGGGATAGATTAATTTTATTTAATACTTTTTGTGGATACAATAATCCTTCTCTTTGATCAAAAAGAACCAATCTATTTTCATTTTCTGGGAGAGTATCACCCAATGAAAGTCCAAAATATAAAAAGTCTTCGGAAGGAACATTAACTCCACTTTGATATAGTTTTAAACTCTTTTTATCTTCTAATACTTCGACAAAATAAAATCCTTCTTCAAGATTAGTTATTGTCAGTGAAGGGTCTGGATAATAAAAAACTTTATCGCCAGTTAAGAATGAAATTGGAGTATCAAAGACGATAGTAGAATATTCTCTTTTAATTCCATCAAATCCACCAAACTTTTTAATCTTATACTCAAATGGTTTGATGTCTATTGGATATGATGGCAATGAGTTTGAAGCAATGTATGCAATATCAGAACCATCTTCATCATCAAAATATACATTTTGAATATCTGATGATATTACATCATTTCCATATTTTACTGGAACATATTCTGAAGTTGCCTTATTCAGCAATCTTCTAGCATCATAAGTAAGATTTCTATTTAAATTTGATGTGCTTACACTTAAAGATATACTACCATCACTAGAAATTGATTGTATATTTACGTGCTCATACCCAGGAATTGCAAATTCAGTTCCTCTAGATAAGATTTCAACATAATCTCCAACTTTCAATGGAGTTTCTAAAACATTTGATGATATTCTTATCGTATTTCCACTATAAAAATTGATTTGATATCTTGAATTTGTATTATATACTAATGAATTTGCAAATATCTCTTTCTTAGAAATTCCTTTAGTTACAATCTGACCAATACTTTCTGGATAAAGTGAGTCTCCAATTTCAAAATTGAAATCATCATTTTTTAAATCAAAATCTGAAAGGATTCCTGTAATTATAAAATCAACTCTTCTAGAGGTATCACCCTCTTCATAACCATAATAAGTATTGGTTCCGTAAATAAAATCAGTTTTATTTACAGTTACTGGGAAATCTCCATTAATATGGCATCCTAAAAATTGATTTACTGTTTTTTCAGTGTAGAAAATCTCAGTATTTCCTTTAAAGATACTTCCAGACTCTTCGAATCCTACAGTAGAATCTACAGTAATTGCAACTAAATCTGTATTCGATACTACTACAGTTTCTGAAACTCTACTATTTGTAGTGATATTGAAATTTCCGGTGATCGATGGATATGTATCATCATATCCTACAAATAAATTTAATCTATAATACTTGACTCCATTCTTGGTAAATGTATCTATTTCAGATACAGATGCTGTTGTAAGATCATCTAAGTTCTTCAGAATAGTTTGACCTTCAAGGAGAGAAATGTCACCTGATATTGGTATTACAGTTACTGATGATCTTTTTTTGTATGATGCATCAGATGGTTTAATTAGGAAATCTTCAAGATTGATTATACTTGGTGTTTCATTGTATAAGATATTAAACAGAATTCTAAAAGATTCATATGTTCCTTTAGATTCATAAAGACTTCTTGCCTCTTTTATAAAATTAGATACATTAAGTTCTACAGAAAAATCTAGGTCTTCTAGTCCTGGTGCCAAAGAAAACTTTAATTTTTTATAAAATTCTTTTAAAAATAGTGAGCTTAAATTCTTTACAGAACTATTTACAGTATGTGCAGATGCAGAAGATTTTTCAAATACTAATTCTTCCTTATTGATTTCTTGATGGTAATCAGTAATACCACTAAATCCTCTTATACATCCAATAAATGAAGTCTCATCGGAATCAAGATAAGTGATAATTTCATTGTCAATTTTTAAAAGACCATATTTTTTTGGAAATGATTTTGTGCTTGATACATTGATAGTAGTTGACTGAGAAGTAATTGAAGTTGTTAAAGTTACTTCTCCAACAATAACCTCAGTAGTTAGATTATCTAACTTAATATATTGGTCCAGATTTTCTGCAATATCTACAGGACCACCTTGATGTTCCTGCGAAATATAATATTGATTTAAGAATTCTACGAACTTTGGATTTTCATCTGCTATAAATTCTGGGAGTTGACTTCTTATTAAGTCTTGAATTTTTATTCTAGTATCAAAATTTGCTCTTTGCATATTATGACCTCGTTAAACTCCCGTTGGAATAGCTTGAACTATAATAATTTTTATTGAAAATGATTCCAGAATTATCTTCACCAGATGAAATGGTATCTTTAATCATATTTATTTTACTTTTTGAAATATCAAATGAAACATAAAGATCCTTTAATCCGAGAACATCATTTGATTCTGGGAATGCTTGAATCTCAATAATATTATTTGTCAGTGCAGTTTCTGTAATGATAATATTATTAATTATAATTTCTCCAGTTTCATAATTAACTGATCCTGCAGACTTAACAACAACAGTTGGTGCAAATTCATCTGAAGCATTTTCTTGTATTTCATTTGATGGTTTTACAATTGATAATACACCAGTCTTTTTATCTGAATTTGGTGTATCAGTAAAGTAAACAGTGTCAAGTTCATTCAAAATTTTAAATCCAGTTGATTTAATATTATACTTATCATTCACATGGAATTTATTACCAAAGCAAATTTCATATTGTGCAAATGTATTGATTAGAGCTTTTAAGTCTCTTCTAATAATTACCTTTGTAATATTGGATGTAATTGCAGAATCTGTATTATCAATAATCTGCAATACTTTACTATACTTGAATCTTCCACCAAATTTATTCAAATCTACTGATTTCGAATAAGAAGTTAGTGATGATATTACTTTACTATTCAGATCAGATACGTTAGAAATTCTATTAAAGTTATAATATACTGAACTATTAATTTCAACATATAGAATCTTAAGATCAACTATTTTCTGATTAATTCCAGAAATGCTATATCTCTTAAGTTCTGATAGAATCTGCTCTTTATCAAAGTCAGATACAAACGTTCCATTTTTTGGTTTTATACTAATCAAAACATTTCCATATTGAGGAGGATCTAGTTCTTCTCCACCAACAACAGAAACAGATTCTGCATTCTTGTAGATTTTAGATTTTATAATAGTTTCATAGTCAGTGCTGGTTACTGCTCTATTTTGTGAAGAATATAATCTTGGTGCAAAATATCGAACAGAATCAATGCTTTCAATATCAGATCCATTAATTGATTTTCTATTTGTAGTTACATTAACCGTATTTGTTGGTATTGCAATATTATCTCTATCATCTCTCAAAGTTCCCGCAAATGAGAATGAATCTACTCCATTACCATCTTTACCCGATGTTATAATGTAATTTGCAGTTATTACATCTGCATTTTGAAGTTCTTTTCCAAATATACCATTACCAAACAGTAATTGATACTTTTCACCCTCTACTTCTTGTAGGAGATAAACTAAAGAGTTTCTATCAACATCGACAATATTTTCTACTAATCTATATTGATCACCAAGACCGACATCATTTGCTGATCTAACATAAGTTCTTATAGTTGTTGAGTCAATAAAAGAGTTATCTAAAATAAATTTTTGATCTATGGAAGAATCTACTGTAAATCTTTTGGTTAAAAGTGTTCCTTCCTTAATATCAATATTATTAAATGATGCAACACCATTTGTTACTGTCGTTGTGATACTTTCACTAATTGAAAATACAAATGAAGAAGATCTTACAGTTCCTGTGCAAACTAGTCCAGGTCTTAATGTAAGTGTTGCAGGATAAATTGGAGTATTATCCGCAAGAAATTCTACCGGATCCACTTCAATATTGAAAGATACATTTGCAGTTGCCGCTTTTCTTGAACTTGGAACATATCCAATATTTCTTGCAAGAGCAACAACGTTTTGCCTTAATGTTGCAGAGTCTAAAAAGGACTCATTAACAATCATACTGCTATTAAATGCAGTGATGTAGGTGTTGTATGCTAGTGTATCGATTAAAACTGAAAAATTAGATCCCTCAAAGTCAAAATCAGTAAATGTTGAGTTTGCTCTAAGATAATCTTTGATGGAATCTCTTATTTGGTCGAAATCGAGATTTGTAAATTTGGTAAAAGGCATTTTTTTATCTTGTTGCCTCTAGGATGAATGAGAACTGTTGTGTTGGAATTTCTTGTCCAATGACATCAAATATAATTGTAACTTCAAAAGTGTTTTCATCTGGTGATGGTTCCACTTCAACATCGATATTTTCAACTCTTGGTTCATAATTTATGATAACTTCCTTTATTTTTTCCTGAATTTCAATGGCAGTTCCATAATCTACGAAGTCAAAGAGACTACTCCTTACATCTGAACCAAGATCCGAGTTAAAAAAGCGCTCATTTTTCATTGTTTCAATCAAATTTCGAACCGAACGTATGATTGCATTACGATCTTTGATAATTGGGATGTCTTTTGTTACCGGATGTGGATCAAAGGATAGACTAATATCTTTAAAAGATCTAGATACCCTAGTTACTGCCATTTTTTAGAAAGTTTTTAAATATTTATCAACTATTTTCTCATCTATCCATCTGTCGATAACAGTAATTGTAAGAATCTAGGTATTTTAGCAGTTCAATTGCAATAATTCCGGGATTTTTTTCGCCACAAGTGTAAATATCGATCGCTAAACAACCGTTTTCGGGCCAGGTGTGACAAGAAACATGACTTTCTGCAAGTGTAATGACGACTGTGCAACCTTGTGGTATGAAACAATGTGAAAAAACGTTCAAAATGGTCATGCCAGAACGATTTATGCCGTCGATCATGACTTTTTTGAGCGAATCTATGTCATTTAATGTGTCAAATTTGACATCATATACCTCTAAGAGTATATGCTTACCCATGGAAATGTTTTTCAATTCGATGATGCTCTAAAAATTTTATTTATTCTTGATTTTGCACAAAAAAATCCCCCCAAAAGGGAGGATTTGAAGAATTATTTGCCTTGTCCCCGGTATTTTTTACGAGCTTTATTACGAGCGGTAGCGGCATACTTGGTTCCATCACCATCTCCCTGACGAGTCTTCTTAGGAGGACCCGGAGAATATGAGGTTTTGTAGAGTCCACTGCCAACTTTTGATCTTGCCATGATTTTAGTCCTCGATTAGTGTAATTTTTGTTTCAATAGAGTCGGGAGATGGACATCCTGTCTTATAAAATTGCTCTGAGAGGATGTCCATGGTGTCAAAATACTCATCTTCGGTCAGATTTGTGTATAAAACCTGACCATCACTGAGAATTGAGTATCTTTCTCTGTCTGTCATCAGATAACGCGAGTCTTTTCGTGTCCAACGCGAATGCGAGGATCACACCAAATCTCAAAACCTGCTGAGATTGCATCCAGACAGAAGGATACGTCCTCTCCACACATGTCCTGAACGTTACCAGACTCAAATACTTGCATCTTGGGAGCAAACCAGGGATACTTCATCTCTTCGTGCTCAAATACTCCGTTCTTAATCAGGACCCATCCAAATCCTGTGTAGTCAACAGTGAATGGTTTGCGGCGCTTGGAGATACTCTCAAGCGTTTCGTGATTCATCACACCACCATTGCCACGGAAGTCCTCTTCGTCCAGCCAATGAGCAACTGATGTGGTGCGACCGTCCTCAGTGCAATACCAACCTGCTGCAATTTCTTTGTCCATCAGAACCAATTGATAAAGTTTTTCTGTGTTGAAAACAATATCAGAATCAATCCAAAGTTGATAATCATAATTAAGTTTTCCATCCCACGGAAGTTGATCAGGTCCACGCAGAACGTTCGCTCCTAAACACTTGCAACGTGCAAAGTTTACCATTGACGAATAATCCTGCGAGATCTGGATAGATGCTCCGCACTTCACCAAGTCAAATGCCATCTGCACAAAGGACTTGAGGAATTGATATGAAACTCCACGTCCTGGGAGACAAAATACGATTGTCTTGCCCCTCAGCATTTCTTTTGCCTGCTCATAATCCCACGTGGTGGCGGCGGAATCTGAATTCGTGGCAGGCGTTTTTGCTTTTACTGTAAATCCTTTAGACATAATAGAAAGTTGTTACTGCAATATCATACGGTATTATGTAGGTTTTGTCAACCTCGGTCAGTCACGATCAGACAATCTCCATCAACCTCGATGTTTAGGTTTGTGCCCTCATACCATCCCTTCTCATCGAGAATCCACTGGGGAATTGTGATAAAAAATTCACCGCTAACTGTATCCACCTCTACGGTTGTTAAATTTTCTGCGCGATTTTTTTTCATTTTCATGTTTTCTTCTCTAGTTTTTATATAGGACTTTGAGGATTTTTGTGGGCACGAAAAATTTTTTGAATCGAGAAGCGTTTTATATTTACTTCGCGATCGTAACACTTTATAGATTAGGGTAGTTAGGGGTTTTATATACGGGGGGGGCATGGATCGGATCATCGGCGCCCCGCCCGCGCGGGGCACTGTGTTTTACGAAGATTGGGGCGGCAGGGTATAAAGAACTGCCGCCCGCTAAGTGTAACTTAGAGTCCGAACTTTTCCCGACAGATAGGACCGATTCCTAACTCTATTGAAAGAGGGTTAGTTAGTTCACGAGCGCAACACGAGCAGGTGCCAGTATTCTGCCCGTAAAGTTTAGCGGCAGAGTAAGGATCAGCGGCGACGGATTGCACCCGTTTGATTAGATCAACCTCACCCAGATTAGTGGCGTTAGAAGTGATCCAACCCAGATAAATGTTGCTCATTGTGCCCCACTGATTAACCTCTTTATCGTGAGAAAAAACATACATTTTTCCCTGATATTTCGAGGGTTTAACTATAAAGTCTTGGAATCGCATTGTGATTCGCTTAAGACCGCGATTCTGTGCCTCTTCAATTGCATTAATGATCCCGCTAAAGTTATGGGCGGGAATGGCATTGTGGCGGATGATGGGATGGCGCATGATGCTTACCGGTGGTTTGGTTGGTGCGGGTTCTGCCCCGCGTGATCTAATGGTAAAGAGTAAGGGGGGGAGAATGCCCCCCCGTTAACATTAGTTCACACTCCCAGGAACCGGGCGATCCGCTCACGCTTGCGAAGCGGCAGGAGGCGTTTGTAGGAAACAAAGGAGCGGCGCCCAATGCTGTATTCATAGCGGCGCACCATCCCTTGTGCCGCCATCTCCTTAAGAAGGATGGAAACGGTGGTGCGTGCCTCCTTGGGCATCCCCAGCGCCCGGTTGATCTCAGAGGGTCCAAGACCGTGGCGGGTTTTGTCCCCATCCATCGGCAGAACCGACAGGATCGCCCATTGGTAGGTTGCGCCGAATGCCTTGCGATCGGTGATGGTGGTGAACATGGTTCAGTGGTGGTGAACGACCCCCATAAATTACCGGATCCACAGGAACCTGCCAACGTGGGGTTGTGACACCTTTAGGATTGGCACAACCCCAGTTTGTATAAAGAATAAAACAAGGATTGCAAGATATAAAGAATAAGACAGGACTGAATGTAAAGAATAAACCACACCACTGACCAATAGTTTACATTCAATCCTGTGTTATTCTTTATACTCAGAGAAAATATAAAGAATAAAGAACTGATTAGGATTCATTCTTTATTCTTTATACTCAGTGTTAAGTATAAAGATTAAGATTTATTTCTTTTTCCTCCTTTTGTTTGCTGATTGTTTCTTCGGTGTTAGAATGTTCTTAAACCTTTTATCAGGACGTGATTTACCATCCCGATGAATCCATTTGTTTGCCATGTTCTTTATACAAACTGTGCAGGTGAACCACAAGACTGATAGAATCTAATCATTCTCTCTGCCTCTTCCTTTGTAGTGAAAGATTGTGTTCGCCATTGGCATTCATTATATGGTGATATGTATTTAATTGTGAAACCAATTGAATTAATTTGTTTTTGATTGTTGTTCATTGTTTGGTGTTTGTTTTAATGTTGTTTTATTGTATTGTGCGCACACATCTCGTCGAGATTCTGTATGCGCACATCTCGTCGAGATTTCTATACTTCCTCAACCTCCAATCCAAGGAGTTGATCAACAGTAACCTCCAAAAGTGCTGCCAATTCTTCATCACTCATCCATGTGATGTCGATCGGCATTTCTTCGATCTGTGCGGTGGTGGTGAAGTGATCCATGGTTTCTGGTGGTGGTGCGGGTTCCTGTCCCGCTTGCTCTAATGGTAAAGGGTAATGGGGGCGTTGCCGCCCCCCTGGCAGACGGTTCAGCGATTGGCACGACGGCGGCGGATCTCATCGCCATAGGTGTGCGCCTCATCGTCGTAACGACCCTCAGCGATGGGGTTCCATCCCCGCATTGCCTCAGCGGCGCGGCGGGCATCCTGGGCGCTCCAGAGCAGCGCCTCATCGCTCATGCTCTTGGCACGTGCCTCCCAAGTGGCGAAATCAGCGGCGGTGGCGTAAGTGGCGATCATGGTCCGGTGGTGTGAACTGCGATAATTGTAGCAGATAATTGGGGGGGGAGAGAGGAGGAGATCGATCGAATCCCCATTGTGACGATTTATGAACAGTCCACCGATTGTCTGATTCTGGCGCCGGGCGCGTGTAGAATAAGGGGACAATCAGATGAGGGGTGGGGTAACCCCGTTGATGAAATGGTCGCCACGCCCCCTGCGCAATTTTATTTGCGAACAATTGTGAAATGTGTTGACCCGACCGGATCCCCTATGCTAGGATTGGGGTAGAACCTTTTGTATGTTACGGATTGTTAAAGAAAGGGGGCGTTGCCGCCCCGTTGTGGTTCAATGGAAAAAGTCGTAAGGCGTTTGCTCTGTCGGATCATATCCCTCCCAGAGCATTGCTACAGTGCTAGCGATGCTGCGCTCTGCCTTCCAGCAGTCTAGGATGACATCCAGTGCCCAACCGTCATCAAGGGTGGCAGGGGGGCATTCCTGCGCCTCCACAGCATCCCAGAACTCTCCAAAGGACTCATCCTGCCAGCAGGATTCGGAATCCAGCGCCATGCGCCGGTTGTATTCTTGGCGCTCTTGGCGCTCCATCTCTGCAAGGGTGCTGTTGTGAAAATCCATGGTTCCGGTGTGGTGCGGTTTGCTTTGAAA